AAGCCCATGCAAAGGCCCATAGGCTGAGTTTGGTGTGCCGCCTGTTGTTCCTCTGCCTCCGAAGAATATAGCCGTAGAATCAGAATCTGCCGCGTTAGCCCCTTCTTTGGACATTAGATAAACAGAGCCGCCTTTGATTAACGTCTCGTTGTCTCTGTTGTTGTCTGTGAAAATCGTAGTGTGAGCGCCGCCAACAAACACAGCCTGACCAAAATCGGGATGCACAAATGATGAAGCGTTAGGTATAGATACCCTCCGCTCTGTCGCAGTCGGAGATCCTGTGGAGGGGTATGGGCTTAAAGATCCGTCAGTGACAGTTATGACTACTTTTATAAAGTAACGCCCTTTAGGAAATACAACTGTATTCCTGCTAATCGGTATGTTTATAAAGTAGTCGTTATCAACTAGACCAACCGGAACTGATGTGCCGTCTAAGTCATCACCAAACGGAGACATGGTTGGATAATCATCAAGGATGCCATTTCTAGTGTCTAATGACGCAACATAACTTCCGCTATCTTTAACTCTAAAGTTAGAAAAAACGTAGTTAGTTCCAGTATCGGTGTACCAACTGTCAGCAGTAATGCTTCTAAAAGATGTCCAAGTGCCCGGACTACCAGTCGATGCGTCAGCGTAGAAAAGCTCTACCTGTATACTGTCCATAATGCCGTTTCTAGCATTTGCTTGACTAGATTGCGTCCCAGATGTGAGCGGCCCTAAGTAATAGCTAACTACAAAGTCTGGGAAGGCTAGATCCTGCCTTCTGTTATCAAACAGAAAGTAGCTTGAGTTATTAGCAAGTACAACAGTCGCGCTTTTTTGGCTTGTGGTATACCTAGACTCGGATGAATAGTCTTGTTCTCCGCCGGTAGCAAAGCTAACAGTGTTAGCATCTACGTTTAGCTTTGACCCGTCCCAAGTAAGCACTTCGCCAGAAGAATCACCAACCGACAGCTTGTATGCGTCTGTGTCGTAACCTAAGAAGAATCCTGCTCCAGTGTTGAACGAAGACATCGTGCCGCCGTACATGGAGCCGGTATTGCTTACGCTAACGCTTCCAGTGAACGTCCCAGAGGTTGCGGTTATGTCTCCGGTAACGGCCAAATTAGTGCCGTCAAACGTCAGCGCCTCGCCGCTTGAGTTGCCTATGCTGAATTTATAGGCGCTTGAATCATAGCCAAGGAAAAAACCTGTGCCGGTGTTATAGCCACTTTGACCGCCCTTTATAGAGCCGCCCTGATTCATGGTGATGCCGCCCTGAGTGACGGTTGTGCCAGCTTCAATCCCGCTAGTCGCTACGTCCTGACCTGTCGTTGTGGTCGCAGAGCCGGTATTGATTGAGATCGTATCGTTGTTTATGTCTATTCCAATCGTTGGATCGGCTACGTTATCCCAGTCTACTTCTACCGCTCCAACTGTAGCAAATACCGTTGTATTCGGGTCTGAATTAGGCTCTAGGTCAGACCTTGACGCAGCATCAGTCCCAACATTCTTTATCGCTCTAACCCAATAATATCTAGTGTTTCCTGGGACAATAGTTTCCCACAAATTACCTGTTCCACTTCCTGTTGCTGTTGCGGTAAAAACAACCCCAACGGTATTAGATGCAGCTCCCATCGCCGTAAAGTCTGTATTTCCTATGGTTCTAATCGTGTAGGTATCACCTACATTTACAACCGAAGGAGAAAAGATCAAAGACTTGTTTGATGAGTCATGAATAAATTGTGTGCCGTCTGTCTCGCCTATTTTGACTGCTGAACTGAAATTGGCATTACGAGATGCATAGACATAGATCGTCCCGTAATCCGCTGGTCTTAACGGGTTAACCCAGTTCAACTCGTTGCTTTTTAAGCCAGGGGTTGCAGTAAGTCCTGAAGGGCTAGGAACGCCCCTGAATGCGTCCGTGATGTCGCCTGTCGCGCTAATTGTGGAATACTCATTCTCCGATGGATCTGGATCATCATACGCTTGGTCAGAATCCTCTCTCAACGTAAGGTTAATACCTCCGTCATCGGAGAAAGTCCAGCCGATACATTCAAATATCTTGTTTGACCAGCTAAGATCAGAAACGGTTACTCTTACGCGATCTCCTACTGCAATCCTCATCGCAGAAAGATTTGCAGGGAAGTTTATTATCTGCTGCTGGCTACTTTGCTGTATTAGCTTGTTTGCAATTCTTTGCGCCATGTACGAAGTGTTCGTCATGTTCAACGCAATTTCTTTTTCTAATACCTTGTTGTTGTCTCTGGATACAGCGTCAGTTAACTGAACTTTAGGGAACTCACTAGACTTGTGGTTCTGTGAAGGATCAATGAACAATCCTTTAATAGTATTAAATCTATCTGAGCCTTCAAATGATGTCTTGACCGTGATTGCGCCGGTCAAATCATCTTCATTCAAGTCAGCGCTATGATTGTAATAAATGCCAGACTTGATGACATACTTGCCGTTCGTATAAACAAGCGTTCCGTTCATTGAAGACAGGATTTTAGCTATATTCTTTTTGTGGCTGTCTGTCGCGAATATGACACCGTTACAGGTAAACCTAGACTCAGTTCCTCCAGGAACATTAACAGTAACGTCACAACCGTTTGCCGCTGTTACCGCAGCAGGCCAATTGATCTTGTCAGCAGGAATACCCATCCCATAATTGTCATCCATGAGATAGTCAATAAGACAGTTAACAGGGTTGGTTTGATAAACAATATAGGAGGTGTTTTCTGGGTTAGCACCGGCTGTAGAATCTAACCGTGGGTCATATACTTTCTTACCTTGAACTAGAGCTTTAACATTTTGCGGTGAATATTTTTCCCAAAGTTCTGCCGAGTCATCGTCCAACGTCCACTTCATCGCAAGGTAAGCTATGCCGTCACCACGATGATTTGATGTGTACTGTGATGCAGTTGGGGTTCCGGTGCCTGGCCCAAAAGCGGCAGTAAGAAGTGAGTCAGCCGTTTCTGTCGTTAAACCTAAATGCTTGTTGATGGTTGCATAACCACTAAATATTCCGCTGACCGCGCCACCATTTGCACTGCCGCCGCCTATTGAGGCGTTAGCAATTACCTGGCTGTCAAAATGGACATCTGTAATAGCGTTAACTTCATGACCGGCTAATGATATTACTTGATAGAGGTCTTTGTTATCTGTTCCTTTCAGCCCGATATATGAGATAGGACCGCTGACTAACGCTTCTCCATAGATAACTTTCTGAGCTTCAGTAGTGCTTTTTACTGTTCTTTGACGAGATCCGTCTGTGTCTACTTTAGGTAACTCAATTGCAAATAATCTTTTAGCAGCCGCTACCGATCCTGCGACTGTTACTGCTCCAATTATTGCAACTGTCTTATATCCCAAATAAGCAGCGTTTAACGAACCTACAATAAGAGTTCCAATTTTTACTAATGCTGCTACGACTGCTTGAGGCATAATTCCCAACCCGTAATGATTGATTCTTCGGGTATTCTCACGAACCCCTTTTTAACGAGGCATACGACATAATTTCCTAACTTGATCCCCATAGCCTCGCCTTCAGGCAAGTCTACCAAAACAGGGCTACCATCCGTTAAATGACCTTCTGTAGGAGCGCCTAAAACACTTGATACAGTGTCTTTAAGATCGCCATTTAACTTTATAATATCGTTTGCTTCGTCTTCTGAAGTATAGTCGAAATCAGCTAAATAGTCTTTGCCTGTAAGCTCTTTAACGACGAACCCAGCGAACTGACAACAGTCGGCATCGCCGTAGTCAAAGTTGCGCCGTTGCCATTTATTAAGAGCCTGAAGAACTCTTAACTGCATTAGCGTGTCTCGTATTCAGGCTCGGCAGCATCAATGCCTGGCACACCTGTAGAACCTGGCTTCTTAGACCCCCAAGCAATCTTAGCGTCTTCAATCTTATGCATGTGACTATAAAATAAGTCGGTTGACGATTTCTCTTGCTGGGCAGCGTTGGTGTACATAAGGTTTGCAGATTGATCAAACCGAGATAGCTCAGACTCTGCTATTAATTGAATGGCATCACCGTCATCAGCCCCGACTGTTATCGTCATTTGATCCATGAACCCAGCCCAAATCGGACTAGGTGTATCAATCAATTCATCAGAGGAATCCAGAACTCCTAGATAAACCGTGACCCCATGCATGAAATAGTTTTCAGTAAGAGCCGCCCCAGTTATGTCTGGCTCTAGGCCAGATAACGTAAGAGTGATTGCATACGGACTAACATCTTGACCTTCTTCAACCTGAGAGATAGATCCTAAGTCACCGACACCTAGCCAGTCCCTGCTAGAACCGCCTTCTACCCAACTATAAGTTCCTATTGAGTTGTGAACGTAGATAGTCCCTGACGGGAACTCAAGCTTGGCAAACGTAACAATTGATACATAAGGTTGAGCGAGAGCAGTCTCTACATCAGTCGGCAGTCCTCTGGTCATGCTAAGACATCCTCAACAGCCTCTACTGTAAAAGATGAGAATATTCCAGGCTGAGTACCCCATGAGGCAGAATTAGATAACATGAATACTCCAAACACTGGCTGCAAATAATCTATTGCATCCTGACCGTTTATAGTTTCTGTCGGCTTTCTGATAGGTGGTGCAATCGGTATGGCCACGGTGTTGGATGCTGTTGAATTACAATCATCTGTCACCATATGAAGTTCGTTGTTAAATGCTATGTAATCTCCTGCTTTAAGATACCCAGTTTGCGAAGCTGTCGCTCCACTAGCATTCAAGGTTGAGCCTGTTTGCCCTGCACTACTCACAACTAAAGTATCCGCAGGATTGCTAGGCGCAACGCCTCTTTTGACAGCAGCGTGATCTTGCAAATACATCCTATGCTCTTGACCATTTAATTTAGTCAAGAACGCCTGCATGATCGCCCTATCATTCCCTGACAGGTTATTGAATCTCATAGTAACTTTCCAGAGAGAGCCTTTTCTTCCAAGCGTCTGAACTGCGTTAGTCAACGGACTTTGAAACGTCCTAGTATTCGTCACTAACTCAAACGTGGTAGACGAAGGTGTTATTGACGGGAACATGTAAACAGTCATTAGACAAA